AAAGACTAGGACTATAGACATCCTTGGAGACTATGTAAGCCATTATGGTGTGGAGAATGATCCTAAGCTAAAGGAGATGTATGGTGCTTTCACACAAACTGTGCCTGAGGCTTTTATGCGTAATCGTTACCAAGAACATCAAAGAAAGTTTAATGAAGCTAGACCCTATGCTGACTGGTATAAACAAACTGGGATGCCAGAGTACTTTAGAGGCTATACATTCAATCAGTGGGAAAATGCAGATCAAATGTACACACCACAACAATTACAAATCTTAGATCAGATTAGACAATATCTAGGGATCAAATGAAATTCAATCTAAAGCAATTCTACGCTTTTTGTTCTCAGTTAAAGATTGAGACAAAAGAGCAAGGATTGAGAAACATGGATACCTTGCTAGGTACCCAGACCTATGTCATGGATGAGATTGCTAAAGGACTAGAGAATGACATTCATTTCTTTGTCATCCTTAAAGGCAGACAGCTGGGTATTACCACTATCTCTTTGGCACTTGATCTTTATTGGCAATTTACTCATCCTGGTTGGCAAGGTACTCTAGTTTCTGATACTGAAGAGAATAGAGATATGTTTAGGTCAACGCTTGCCATGTATATGGATGGGTTACCTAAAGAGTACAAGATTCCACTGGTGGCTCATAATCGAAATCAATTAGTCCTACAAAACCGTTCTCGTGTGTTCTATCAGATTGCCGGTAATAAATCTCGTCTTGGTCAAGGTAAAGCCATTACTTATTTGCATGGTACAGAAACTGCTTCATGGGGTAACGAGGAAGGTCTAGCATCCCTGATTGCCTCTTTAGCTGAAAACAATCCTGAGCGTTTGTATATGTTTGAAAGTACAGCTCAAGGATTTAATATGTTTCATGATATGTATGTCACTGCCAAACGAGCTAAAACACAGAGGGCTATTTTCTGTGGTTGGTGGCGTAATCAATTTTATTCTATTCCTGCAGAGAGTGATATTTACAAAGTTTACTGGGATGGGAAGCTCACCACTGAGGAAAAAGAGTGGACTCGTGATATTAAGAAACTCTATGACGTAGAAATCAACTCAAGACAAATGGCATGGTGGCGCTGGAAGCTTTATGAAGGCATCAAGGATGATGCACTCATGTACCAAGAGTTTCCTCCTACAGAAGATTATGCTTTTGTCATGACAGGAACCAGTTATTTTTCTAATGCGAGGTGTACGGATGCTGCTAAGATTTCTAAAAAGCTTAGTTATGAAAGTTATCGTTATTCTATGGGAGCTAACTTCCAAGATACGGAAGTGCTTAAATCAACCGAAAGGTTGGGTGTGCTCAAGGTTTGGGAAGAGCCAGTGGATACGGCTTATTATGTTATTGGTGCTGATCCCGCTTATGGTAGTTCTGATTGGGCTGACCGTTTTTGCATACAAGTCTTTAGAGCTTATGCTGACGGTTTGGAACAAGTGGCTGAGTTTGCTACGTCTGAATTAAATACCTATCAATTTGCATGGGTGATTGCCCACCTTGCAGGTGCCTATAAGAACTCCACTTTAAACTTAGAGGTCAATGGTCCAGGACAGGCTGTCATTAATGAGTTACGAAATTTAAAACGACAAGCAGCTTCTATGGGTGGTGCCATAGGTGCTGATTTAATGAATGTCTATGGCTCTATGCAAAACTATATCTGGAGACGTAATGACACTTTAGGTGGTATGAGTAATTCCATTGGATGGTTGACAACATCAGCTACAAAAGAACGTATGCTCTCCTACATGAAAGATTATTTTGAGCGTGGCATGATGGATATATTTTCTATGGAACTCATTGAAGAGATGAAAACCATTGTGCGTGATGGTGGTTCTATTATGGCAAGTGGTCGCAACAAAGATGACAGAGTGATTGCATCAGCGTTAGCAGTGGCTGCATTTGCTGAACAAGTGCAACCTAGATTAATTGCACAGAAAGTGACACGCAAAGTATCCCGTGTACAAGATGATTACACTGCAGAACAAATTGCCGTAGGTCGTAATGTATCTGATTACTTAAAACGTATAGGAGTGTATGGACATCGATGAGAGTAGAAGTGATCCCTAGACGTGAATTACATAGAATTATTAAACAATTCTTAAATGATTTAAACCGTGGCATCTCTGTTCAACTCTTTGCGGAGCTTTGTGGCTTATCAGATAAAACTTTACAGACGACTTTTATTTATGACACCACACCTTTGACAGAGTTTGTGCAAAGACGAGTGTCTAAAGGCTATCAATCTTGGCTTAATGGTGAAGTAGCTGTCATGCAAAACATAGACAAGACACGATTTGTGGACTATAGACGTGTACCTAAACCACGTTTTGGTAGAAAGTATGGGTTAAAAGTCGAGAATGGAAAGATTAAAATGGATATAGGCGTTAGAAATAAAGCTGATTATTCATTTGTAACACTAGATAAACAACTTGAAAGGGGATAAAAATGGCAGTATTGCATGATTACAAGTGCGTAGAGCATGGGTTTTTTGAAGGATTTGAGCCTACTTGCCCACATGGATGTACAGAAAATGTGATGACAGTGTTCTTACAAGCACCTAGTTATAAATCAGATGCCACTAAAAAGAACGATAAAACGCTTGACAACCTAGCTAGTGACTTTAAAATGAGTGACATAAAGTCCACCCGTGAGGGAGAAACTCAAGGCAATTACTTAACTCGCAACAATGCACCACCTCCAAGAGAAGCAAGACCTGGAGATGCAGTGATGTGGGGTAATGCTGGACAATATAACTTGCAAAGTGTCATGAGTGGTAACGCTGTAAGACCTGTAAGGGATGAAGCAGTAGGATTTAGACCGCATGATGCAGGAAACTTGACTGGACCTAAGGCTGCAAGCTATATACAAGACCATGAAAACTTAAAAGTGGATAAATAATGCGTATTCCAGAAGATAATGTCAAACGCGAGGAGTTTTACCTCGATCTCATCAATAAATGTGGTGTGTCTGCTGCAGAACGCAAAGGCGACTACTCAGCGTTAAGAAATTATTATCTTTTTGGGTCTGGTCCTGAAGAGGCACCAGCGATTTTCAATAAAATCTATCCACACATCGATCAACTTACTAGTTTTCTGTTTTCTGCAGAAACCACACGCTTTTCTATCGATTTGGGTGCTGCCGTTCCTCCAGATGAATTTAGACGAGTGCCTATTCTCACTAAAGCTCTTAATGATGAATGGTTAAACAGCAATTGTGACCAAGTGTTTAGCAACGCTTTGACGTGGGCGTTATGTTACAACACCACTTTTGTGAAGCTTATCTATCGCGGTGGCATCCATCCTTACATGATTGAGCCTGGCAATGTAGGTGTATTGCGTGAAGATTCACCTTATACAGACCGCCAAGAGGCTATTGTTCAAAAATACTACATTACCAAATCAGAATTGATGAATCGTTTGTATTCTCATCCTAAACGCGATGAGATTTTAAAACGAGTAAGTTCTGCTTACCATCAAACAGGTTTAGAAGTACCAGAAGGTTTAGATCGAATTGTGATGTCACAATCCAATCCAACCATGTATGGTAATGTCAATTTAGATTTATCTGGTTACACTCGCTATAAAGCAAGAGTTGCTGAAGATACAGTCGAGATGAATGAGCTTTGGGTGTGGAATGATGACACACAAGACTATCAAGTGGTGACCATTGCTGATCCTGATGTCGTGATTTATGACAGACCAGGTGAGACAGTATTCTTAAAAGGCGAATGTCCTTTTGTTCAAATTTGTCCTAACCCACAATACGATTACTATTGGGGTCAATCTGAAGTACAACGTTTAGTTTTCTTACAACAATTAAGAAATAAACGTATGACTGAGATACTTGATCTCTTATCTAAACAAGTGAATCCTCCAACTGCATTGATTGGCTTTACAGGCATCTTAGATGAAAAGAATTTTGCATTGAATCGTGCAGGTGGTTTACTCTCAAGTGATTTACCTAATGCGAAAGTAGAACGTGTTGCACCTAATATGCCACAACAATTATTTGAAGTGATCCATGAAGTCGATGCGATGTTTGCAGAAGCCTCTGGTATTTCATCTGTGCTTTCTGGTCGTGGTGAACAAGGTGTTCGTTCTGCTGGTCATGCTTCACAATTAGCAAGATTAGGTTCTAGCCGCGCTAAGAAACGTGCCATCATTGTAGAAGATGCACTAGAGAAAGTAGCCACACTTTATCTCAAGATGATGCGCGTGTATGATGATACACACTTTAAAGATGTTGACGGAGTACCATTTATTGCTTCACAATTCACAGAAGATTTTGTGGTGAAAGTAGATGCACATAGTAACTCACCAATCTTCACAGAAGATTTAAGACAGCTTGCATTTAATCTATTTAAGGCGCAAGCTATTGATCGTGAGGGTCTCATTGATTTACTTGAACCTCCAATGAAACAATTGCTCAAAGAGAAATTAAAAGCAAATGAAGAGAAACAAGCTGAGATGATGGCTATGGCACCTCAAGCGCCTGCACCAAGTCCAGCTCCACCAGCACCTGATATGGAGGAACTATAATGGCTCAACAAGGTATGACAACACCAACAGCAGATCAACCACGCTATTCAACTCAAGAATTGGATAGACAAGATCAACCTGCAAGTTTACAATACCGCGTACAAGGTATGAAAAGCTATGGAACACGCATGACTGACCGTAGTTCTACAAGGTCTGGTAATCGTGGTTTTTAAAAAAAGAGTATGGCTGCTCTCTAAAAAAGTGGTCGCCTTTATTTTGAAAGGACTGAAAATGGCAAGAAAAGGTCGTAAAAGCCGAAAAATGTGCAAATAAATTGCATAGATATTGACAATGCTATAAAAATTGTTTATATCTAGCGATATAAATTTAGGAAAAAATATGGCAGAACCCTCAGCAGAATTACTTAAGATGATGGAAAACCCAGCATCAACTACTCCTATGCCTGCTAAAAACGAAGCAGAGCCTGTAGATACTTCAATGTCAGCGGATGAAACTCCTCCAATGGCAGCACCAATGTCCACCCCAGAACCCAAAATGGGAAGCCGTGAATCAGCGTTAATTAATATTGGCATGGCGATGGACTTAATCGAACAATCCATAGCAGCAATTGGTAGTGATTCAACAGAAGGACAAAAGATTCTTTCTGCATTGAAAGCACTTACAGCAGTTGTTGGCGAAAGAAAAAACAGCGTAAAAGAATTGCAGCAATCTGAGATTTTACAGATGCTACAAGCTTTACCTCAGGCTGGGGGCGCAACGCCTGAAAGTAAAGCATTAGCACAAGCGCCACAAATTCCTGGTATGGGAGGAGGTCCGCAAGGATTACCACCATCGCCTGGACCTGTATAATCAACGAAACTTAAGGAGCAATAAATGGATTTATTTAAACCAAGAGCAGCTGGTGCACCAAGACGCCCAACTGACAACACACAACAAAATGGTCAAATTGTAAACACACCACGTTTTGCTGAAATGGGTGGTTTAGATGGCGCAGCTAAAGCTGGTCCTAAGAACCGCATGAATGTTCAAAAACCAGCAGACGGTAAAAAAGTAATTTAATTTAAAAGGGGATAGTTATGAGCTTAGAAGATATGTCAAATGAACAAACGCTAGAGTTAGCTGCTTTAGCTAAACAGTTAGCAGAGAATCCAGAAACAAGAAAGGACTTCTTACGCTTAACTAAAAAAGCTAAACCAGATTTACCAATCCCTGAATTAGAGATTGAAGATGCGACAACAAATGCCGTATCAAAAGCTTATGAACGCGTAGAAGGTTTAGAAAATAAATTGCGTGAACGTGATGCAAGAGACAAACTTAATGAAAGCCGTCAAACGCTAATCAAAAAAGGTTTAGCAAAAGATGATTCTGACATTGAGGAAATCGAAAAGGTTATGTTAGAAAAAAACATTCCTAATCACGAAACAGCAGCAGAGTATTGGAAATGGATGCAGCAATCAGCAGCTCCAACTCCTGGTACAAGTTATAACCCAAGCACATTGTCTAAGTTTGATCTTTCTAAATATCAGAAAAATCCAGTGGCAGCAGCAAGGGATGAAGCATTTAAAGCACTTAATGAACTTAGGAAATCTCCTAAGCCCATTGGTCTTTAGTAGTAACGGGGATTAATTTTTATTAGATACGGAGATAAACTATGGCTATAGGTGGTGGTATTCTTCCGGCTTCAGGTTCAACACAATTAACGGAGTTGACTTACGTCACTCGTAGAGCGTTTATCCCGAAGCTAGTCGTACAACTTTATAACAGCACACCCTTGATGGCAGCGTTGATTGCAAACAGTCAACAAGCTTCAGGTGGTGTTTCTTCAGTAACCGTGCCTGTACAAGGCTCACAATTTGTGAACGCACAATGGTCAGACTATTCTGGTTCATTCAATCAACCGTCAGTTCAACAAGGCGCATACAATGCTGAGTTCAACCTTAAGTTGATGATTGCTCCAGTTCCATTCCTAGGTATGGAAGGTGCAGTTCAACAAGATGCCGCAGTCATTCCTTTGATTGAAGCTAGAATGAATGATGCAACCAACGTAATGATGGATGCTATGGCAACAAGCTTGTACAACAACAGCACAAATACACAGCAATTTACAGGCTTGCCTGCAGCTGTTTCATCAAGTGGTACATACGGTAACATTGACCGTGCTACATACACTTGGTGGCAATCAAAACAATATGCAGCAGGTGGTGTAAACCCAACTCGTCAAAACATCTTGCAATACATTTCTGGCACAGTTAAAAACTCTGCTGAAGTGCCTAGCTTTGGTGTTTGCGGATTTGGTACTTGGACATTATTAGCTCAAGACTACGTTGGTCAAGAGCAATACGTTATCACTCCAGGCTCAGGCTTTGATGGTGACGCTAACGGTCCTCAAGCTGCATTCCGTGCATTGATGGTTGCTGGTGTACCAATTTATCCAGACCCATATTGCCCAGAAGGTACTGTTTACTTCCTTAATACAAATTACCTCTCATTGTATATCCATGACCAAGGTTCATTTGTGTTTACAGGTTTTGAATCAACACTACCAAACTGGCAAATCGGTTATGTAGGTGCGGTGCTAACTATTGCTGAGTTAGTGAATACTAAACCAAAATCCATGACTAAGGTTACTGGATATAACTCATTAACAATTTAAGGAGAATAAGTTATGTCATTAGCAACCAACAAGATTTTAGTTACAGGTACAAACACTAACACTGCAGGTGCCTACTTTCAAACAACAACTGTTACAGCCGTGACAACACCTGGTACAGTTATTCCAGCTGGCGTGTACTTAATGTACCCAACAGCTAACGTAACTGTGACAGCAAATAATGGCTCTAGTGCTGCTACGCTTTTAGCTAACAACACTGGTGGCGTAATTATTTCAGACGGTCAAAATGTATTTGCGGTGGCAGCATCAGCAAACACATCAGTAACTTTATTAGCAACTAACGGTGGACAAGCCGTTGATGAAACTTACGCTTAAGGAGACGGTATGATTGCGAATCATGTAGGAGCGTTATACCCAGATCGTTTTGATAGAATTGCTCTAGGCAAAGTACAAGGTGCATCAGTAGGTGCAACTGGTAATGCTGTAGCAACTATACCAATCACATCTGGTACGGCTTACATTGTTCGCCAAATTACTGTAGCTAACGCAAATGCAACTATTGCGACTGCAAATGTGGCAATCCTCACAAGTAGTGATGGAAACACCTCAAACGCAGTTTCCAATAACGTAGTTTTAGCCAATGTGTCTAGCACAACTACTTATCAAGATTTAGGCTTAAAAGCTGCAACAGCTACAACTGTTTATACAGCTCCAGCACTATACTTGTTAGTAAATACTGCTGTGACCAATGGCACTTGCGATATTACTGTTTTTGGTGACGTTGTAACGTTATAGAAATGTCAACCTTGTATGTGACGAATCAGTCAGATAATTTACTTGAATTCGATTACGAATTTAAGACCATACAGTTCCCTAAAGGAAAAACTGTAGAAATTAGCGAAAAGGCTGCTCGTCACATATTTGGTTATTTAGATTCAAATAAAGAAGATTACATGGTGAGACTTGGTTTCATTCACACAAGGAATGACATCGAAAAAGGTCTAAAGAAATTAGAACAGTTTGTCATTTCAGACCAACCACCTAAACACAACCACTTGTTATCCCCAGTGGTGGACAAATTACCTTCTCATGAAGATAAGGTTTTACCTTTGAAACGTGAGAAGGGAAAAATCCAAGTGGCTGGATAACAATATATTATTGTATGGAGTTTAAATGTCTCAGACACTATCAGGATATATTACAGAAGTTAGAAGGCTTCTACATGATGCTAATGGTAACTTCTATACTGATACTGAGCTCACAGACTACATCAACGGTGCTAGAGAGCGTTTAGTCAGAGACACTGGATGTTTAAGAACAATTCAGATTTCACAAACACCTTTAAAGGTTAGAACCACTGATACTATCAGTAGCGCAACCCCTACAAATCCTACAGCATGGGCTGCTAATACTGCTTATGCTCTCAATGATTTTGTTTTTTCTAACATCTTCATATATCAAGTTACCCAAGCTGGTACATCAGGTGATGATCCCCCTGCTTATCCTGCTTCTGGCTCTAACTATCCTCCTACTACACAATTCCTAAATGGAACTGTAGGTTTAACTTATGTAGGTAACTGTGAGAATATTTATTATGCTTCTCTTCCAGAAGGATTACAAACTTTAGATGTTTTAAACATTAATCTTTATTGGGGAAATACAAGAGTACCTATGAGATATATGCCATGGACACAGTTCAACGCAGAACTACGTTTCTGGCAAAACTATATTGGCAGACCTATTTCATTTACTGTGTATGGTCAATCACAAATATTTATTTCACCTGTGCCAGATCAAGTTTATCAATTAGAAATTGATACTACAATATTGCCTACACCATTAGTTTCAGGTACAGATCAAGACACAATCAATGATCCATATACTTCACCTGTAGCTTTCTATGCAGCTTACAAAGCTAAATACAAAGAGCAATCATTTGGTGAAGCTGAGATATTTAAACAAGAGTATATTAAACAAGCTCAAGCCGTTCTTAATAGCGTATTTACTAGACGAATCCCTGACCCTTACACGACTTTATAAACTATGGCAGCAGTTGAACAGAAAAAGTCGTACCTTGTTACTAAACAGTTCAAGGGTATCAACACTAAAAACAATCGCACAGCTATTGATGAGATGGAATTTGCATGGCTTGAAAATCTCATGCCATTGGGTTATGGAAACTTAAAAGCTTTACCAAATTCAAATAATCAAAGTGTTGCTTTTGGAAATACAGTTAGCCAATTATTTACAGTCAATATTAATAATAAAGATTATGTATTAGCTTTTGAAGATGATGGTCGATGTGAATATGTAGATTTAGCTACTAATACAAAAGGCAATGTAGCTGTTACTAGCACATTTTCTAATAGTGGTATGCGAGTATCACAATGGAAAGATGAGCGTGCTTTAATCTTAGACCCAATCAAAGGTTACTATACTTGGGATGGTACAAACCTAGTAAGTGTAGGTTCTGTAGGTTACATTGGTTTAGTATCTGGTGGTGCTGGATACACAGCATCTCCTGCTGTTATTATTAGCGCACCTAATGATGCTAATGGTGTTCAAGCCACTGCAGTTTGTACTATTACAGAAGGTTCTGGTGGTGTTTCATCTATCCTTGTTACTAATGTAGGCTCTGGTTACACTTCTGTCCCTGATGTTGTAATTGGTGCTCCTAACTTACCTGGTGGCACACAAGCCACCGCAGTAGCAACTACTTTAGCAAATACTGTTGTTTTAATTACAGTCACTAATGCAGGCTCAGGTTATACATCAGCTCCATCAGTTACCATTACAGGTGGAGGTGGTGCATCAGCCACAGCCAATGCAACTATTGCCACAGGTACAATTAATGCAGTTATCTTAACTGAAGCAGGTTCTGGTTATACAAGTCCTCCTACTGTGACATTTACAGGAGGTGGAGGTAGTGGAGCTAATGCCGTAGCTAGTTTGGTCACATTCCAAAAAGGAACTGTACAAGTTTTAATTACAGGTGGTGGTACTGGTTACACTAATGCTTCTAATACAGTAGTCACCATATCTGGAGGTGGGGGTGCTAATGCTACGGCTACTGCAATCCTATCTGGTGGTCAAATTGTTCAAGCTGTCATGACCAATCCAGGTTCTGGATATACCAATGCGTCTAATATTACAGTGACAATCACAGGTGGAGGAGGTTCTAATGCCACCGCTAAAGCTATTATCAACACAAATGATAATACAGGAGTGCAATCATTTAGTGGTCGAGTATGGATTGCCTCTGGTCGCAATGTTTATTACTCAGCTGCAGGATCATATTCAGACTTTACTAGCGTTTCTGCAGGCACAGTAAGCTTAACTGATGCTACTTTAAGAAGTAATATTGTTAATTTACTATCAGCCAATAACTTTTTATACATTTTTGGTGAAGATTCTATCAATGTATTCTCAGATGTAAGAGTAACTACAGCTGGAACTACCTTATTTACTAATACCAACGTATCGGCTTCTATAGGAACTCAACTTCCTTATGCCATATTCCCATTTTTTAGATCAGTTTTATTTATGAATAACTATGGGGTGTATGCTTTAGTAGGTTCTACCACTACAAAACTATCAGATGCTATTGATGGCATTGTGGAATTTATTGATTACAACTATCCAGTGACTGGCGGTCAAGTTTTATTACAAAATGCCCTATGTGCTGTCTTTAATTTTAGATATACAGGTGATAGTGCAGGTCGATATATCCAAGCTGTGTTCTTTGAAAAGAAATGGTTTGTTACATCTCAAGGAGCTTTAAAACACGTTT